TAGCTTTCCGGCTGCCGGATTTACGTCGCGCTGGCTTGCACTTCCGCGATTTCCGTCAGGATTTTCAGCAGCATCCGGAGCGCGACCGGCCCGATCATGTCCAAGTCGATGAAGGGCATGGGGGCGCCGCCGTATTGGACAGCATAAGCCCCGTCGTTGAACAGCGCCGTGATCAGTTCACCGGCCAGCGGATGCGTCGGCCCGTAGCGCAGGATGGGCGTGTGCGTCAGCGTGGTGGTGTTCGACTTGTAGGCGAGGTGCCCCTGTTCGTCCAGATAGTAGGGCAAGCTGTTGAGGAAAGCGGCCAGCGGGCCTGCGATTGCCAGCGCGTCTTCGGGTGCAACGCCGGTGCCGGTGATGGGGGCCAATTCAAGCAAATTTCCGCCGAGGCGGATACCGCTGTCGTCGATGGTGCGATTACGATCGGGCATAGGAGTTATCCTTTCTCATGCCAAGTGTGTGAAGGGGATGTATTTTTCAAAGCTGGAAGCCAGTTTGGCCTCTACTTCATTGATACGTGTAAGGTAGCTTGACTGCGCTTCGTTGTCAAGGCCGGTGAAATGGACGGTGGCTTTCTTGCTCCAAGAGCGGGAGATTTCTGCTTCGACCGGAATGGTGAATTTGCGGCCGTGGATTTCGCACGGCGTTTCCATGATGGCGATCTTCGCGCGGATAAGGTCGAGGTCATTTTCGGGGACGGTGACGACCAATTCGTCGTGGACTTGCAGCACCATTTTGAACCCGCGCCGCCACATGTATTCCGCGAGGAAGTAAAGCCGCAGCATTGCGTTGTTGATATTTCCCGCCGTTCCGCCCTGCCCTTTTGCCGCCGGAACGAACCGCGGGTTTCTAGCCGGGTTGCAAACCATAACTGCCGTGCTGCCGCCGAACATCGGGATCAAACCGTGCATCCGCGCTGCGTCCCCGATGGAAAGTTTCTTCCAGTCCGCCAGCGTTTTATACCGCAAGTAATACAGCCGCTGCGCAAATTCGCAAGCCTTCTCCAACTGCGGCGTGGACCACAGGCTGGCGTGACCGATGTAGTGCTGCGCCGGTTTTTCCATGTCCAGCCCCATGTATTTCATGAACAACTTGGCGTTCCGGCTGGCGAGCAGCGCATTGCACATCGCGATGGCCGCGTCTTTCCGCACGTTCAGCAGCATCGTCGCGCCGCCCATGTCGTAGTTTGTCCCGTGGCTGACTTTCTTGATGATCTGCCGCCTGCCGGTGACCGGGTGCACAACCCACGCAGCCTTCTCCGCCACGCCCCGGACAACATCTTCATACTTATCCCCGAAGAAAAACTCGACGTGGACAGCGTGGGTATCACGGTCGTCCGTCACCGTATCCATCATCGTCTTGTCTTGGCTTTCAAACGCGACGAAATAACTGTCGGACTGGCTGTAGTCTGTCGAGACAAACACGGTGCCGTCGTCGGCCACAAGCCACTCGCGCATAGAGGACGGGTAATTCTGGAAATTCGTGCCGACCCGAAACGCGTGTTGACTGCTGGCCAGCCGCGTCGTGACAGTGTTCCCGGCTTTCAGGGAATAAAGTATCCGGCCGCCCCAATTTGGCATGTCGCCGTATTTGCTGGCGTTATTCCGCGGCTCTTTCACGGCTTCGATGGCGTGGATAACGTCGGCGTAAATCGGGTGCATGTCGGCGAACGTGGCGGTCACGCGCTTGTCGGTGGTCTTGCCTTTGCGGGCCAGCGGCTTGATGTCCAGCACGTTGTAAATCAAATCGGCGACTTGCGGCGGGCTGTTCGGGTTGAAATTGGGGTCGTCCACCAGCACCTCTAGTTTTTCCGCAGCTTCCCGCGCCTCGGCCACCAGTTTATTCTTCAAACCAGCCTGCCGGGCGGTGTCAGCTTTCATGCCGTGCATCGACATATACAGGCACGGGCCGAGTTGGAGCGCGATTTCGCGCACGTAATTCCGCCACGCGTATTTGAACCCGGCTTGCCATTCCGGAATGCGGGGCGCAATCGCGGCGTCCTTCTCCCACATGCGCACGATGGCCACGAACAATTCCAACGTATTCGCGCAGTCCAGCCCGTTGTAGTGCCAGTATCTCAGCGCCGCATCGGGCCGCGTCGGCACTTGCCATTTCGCTTTGCCCTGCTCGTCAACGTCTTTCCCGTCGTCTTTCCAGTATCTGTAATTCCCAAGCAGCAGCCCGGCGCCGTTGTAAAGCGCTTTCGGCATCGTCGGCCACGTCGCGTGGATCATATGCTGCGTGTCCCAGACGAAATTGCTCGGGCACCAGCCGTAGCGAAACAGCCAAGCCGCGTCAAACGTGCCGCCGTTGTGCATGATTTTCGGCACGTCATTGCCAAGCACCCGGCCGATCGTATCGAGCGCAAAATTCAACGTGATTTCATTCGCCCAATAACTGCCGTCGCCAATGTTGACCATCAACGGGACAACAAAAACAGGGTTTGCGGCGCGGCCGGGGCACTCCATTGCGAAACCGACGCAGCTAATGAACCCGCCGGAAGTCTCGATATCCACCGCGATTGCTTCGGAGCCGGCTGCCAGTTCCTCAAGCGCGCGCAGGTCGGCCACACTCGTCGTCACCGCAACTTGCACAGGCTTTTCCAGCACCGGCAAACCTTGGAGCGCCGCCCACAGCTTCTTCAAATGAAACATCATCATCAAAGTCCGCACGGCCTGCGTTTCCGCGTCGTGACTGCGTCCGTATGTCCACAGCGGGTCCATGATGAACAGCACCGGCAGACCCATATGCCGCACGACCATACCGGCCAGCGGATCGGTGGACTTAATCGTGGCTGCGTCACGCGGTGGCAGCACGTGGTGCGCTAGCCCGGCGTCGAAACAAACGACAGCATCGTAGCGGCCGTCCGCCAATTTCGCCCACGTTTCCGCGAACCGCTCGTGCCCGCCTTCGCCAACGTGCATTGTTTCTTTCGTGCCGGGCTTCAATTCCCAGAAGCCTTTGACGTAACTGCGCATGTTGACCAACGTGCAGCGGGCGTAAGGGAACACGGCGTTGACAAGTTTCGTCGCCGCGCGCCCGCGCTGATCGTGACTGTTCTGCACAATGATTGCGATGCTAGTTGCCATCGGGCTTTTTCTTTCCTCTCGTGCTCTTGAAAACCAGCGCGCAGAATTTGTCTTTCTCAGCCTGCGCCGGGTGCGGTTCGCGCTGTCTGGCGCGCTTGCGGTTGAACTGCGCCGTGCCAACCTTGACCGCCACGCTTTTGCTGTCCTCTTTCGAAAGCCGCCAGCCGCGGATCAAATGCTCGCCCTTCCAGCTGTCATCGCTCATACGGCCAGCCTCACGCGCAGCCTCATGGAAATGACGGGAATGTCGTCGGCGCCAATGCGCAGGCTTTCCGTGTCCACATCAACCACGAGAAAAATCGTGTCGCCGACCATAATCGGCTGGCCAACTTCGGGCTCTTCGGCGAATTCCGCCATGACACCTTCCCACATCGCGGCTACAATTTCCGATCCGGTGTCCACGCAAATCCTGCACAAAAACCGCGCGAGAATTTCGTCGTCCTCGATAACGACTGTGCCGGGCTGGTTGCCGTTGTGCAGCACGGGGCGGCTTCTATCATCTTCTGGTCCGGGCATTTGAGGCTCCTGTGTGATAACTCAATAAGCGAGCGGAACAGCGCCATGCCATTCCGCTCGCCCGGTTCAGCTATCAGTCAAGGTATTGCATCGCGTTTTCGGCGTCGATGAAGTCCTTTTCCCGCTGGCTGATGTCGCAGTTTTCGTAGCCGCCGGATTCCTTGTTCACGATCTTGAAGCCGAACGCGACCTTCTCGCTGACCAGCTGGTCGATGAACTGCTTGAGGCTGCTGTTCAGGCCCTCGATCGCTTTCTTGTCGCGAAACGAAATGCCGAGGATGCCGAGCACCAGCTTGACCAGCCCGGCGACGCCGTATTCTTGCAGCACGTTGTAACGCTGGTAGTGGACGCGGTTGACCAGCGCCTCGGCGTTTTCGGTCGGATCGGCCAGTTGCAGAACGCGCAGCACTTTCACCTGCACCGCAACGTCGATGCGGGCTTTCTTGATCCGCTCACCGCTGGCGTCGGCGGCTTTCTTCGTCACGTCGATTTTCTCGATGAAGCCGATGTAGGTGCCATCGGGCAGATTGCTGCCCAGCTTGTAGTCGGCGATGTTGTTGCCGAGCAGGTCGTCGATGGACAGATTGTCCAGCTGGTCCATGGACAGCGTTTCGAGGTCGAGCGCGTTGATGTCGGTATGTTCAGTCATTTCGTAACCTTGCTGTGTTTGTGGTTGGTTGGGTTAGAGTTGCGCACAGTATTCCCCGCCGTGCGCTTCGGGATTGCGTCACTTCTTCCTGAACGCGGAAGTGATCGGCTGCTTGCCAGTGACGTCAATTGCGGGCGCGGGAGAAACTTTGCTGCTCCTCTCCGCGATGATTTCGGCGCCGTTGACAACGGTGATTGCGGCGCTGGAAAACTCTTCGTTCTGCCGGACCTCGGCGACGATTTCTTTCGTCAACATCTTGTCCGCGGTGAAGTCGTCAAACTTGTATTCGCCCGGCGCAAAATACCGGCTGCCGGCATCGAAGTCGCCAGTGCCTTTCGTGCTGATGCGGACGCCGAGAGTGCTGCCGTGGTTCTCGAAATACAGCACCTCGTTGAACTTCGCGGCCATGGTCTCGGCGTGTGCGCGGGTGATGCTGGACGGCTGGAGCCTGACGCTTTCGATCTGCAAGTGCAGTTTCTCTTTCGGGTCAGCGTCTGGCCGTTTTTTCGCATACGTCTCACTGTGCGCAACGAAAATGGAGTGGCAATTCAGCTTCATCGCGTTGACCAGAAAGTGGTCCAAAATCAACCGGACCTTCTGATACTCGTCCCATTCCAGCTTCTCGATGGCGATCGGCGCTTTCGTCATGACCGTGTTGGCGGTCAGTTGCTGGACAAATGCGGTCCACGTGTCGATCACCAGCACATCGCGCGAAGTTGATTTCGCCAAGTCAATGCGGACGTAATCGCGTTCAGGTTCGATCCGCTGGACGGGCACATATTTCCGCTCGGCTTCGTCGAAATAAACCACCTGCCCGCCCATCGCGTAGCTGAGCGCCGCGGCACCTGACGTTCCGTAACTGTCCACGTTCGGCCGCATGTCGATGCGGAAAATGCGCTTGAGCGCCGACGGGTCGAGGACTTGCGCAATGCCCGCGCCGTCGTCGAGGTCCGCGAGGATCACGTTGAACCCCAATTCGGCCATGCGCAACGCCCACCACGTCTTGCGGCTTTTCGGCGGGCCATAAATCAGCGCGCGAATGAGGTTGCCCGCGTCCTTGCTTTCGTCCATTCTTGCCATGCTATAGTCCTTCCTTATGAACTGCCGCCTCACCTTTGATCGACAGATTTCTGATTGCGGTCTGAATGTCGAGCGGCACATCGACGCCTTCGACTGCGAGAAACGGGCGGACGTGCGGGTATTGCTGCATCATGTCGTTGACATCGACGCCGTAATTCATCGCGAGCCGTTGCGCGATTTGCTTTGGCGCGACAACAATGTCCTGCGCGTCGTCGTATCGCAGGTGCTGCTTGAACGACTGGTCAAGAATTACGCAGCTGGCCACCACGCAGCCGCTGAACGCCGGGCCGAAATGGCGCATCTTGTTTGGCACCAGCAACGGCACCTCGGTCAGCCGCCGGTCGAAACGGTAGCAGAAAAACGTGATGCCCATTTGCGGGTCGCGCCGTTCGACCATCCTGCCGCGAAAGTAGATGCTTCTGTTCGGCCCGAACGGCAACTCGATGGTGGCGTATTCGCTTGACGGCATCATCAGCTTGTCCCTTCCATTCTGATCGTAAACATCGGGTCAACTTCGCGGCCGACGTATCCCGGCTTGCGGCTCGGGTTCACCAACATCTGCATCGCTTCGAGACCTTCGACGGCACATTGCGCGTGATAGTCACAAACGCGGCCGTAACTGACGCAAGCATTTGGCCCGCGGGGAAACACATTGTCTCGATAATACTGTTCGATCCGGCGGCAGTTGTCAAGCAGATAATAATTGTAGGCGTCGATGTCGTGCTGCGAGCGCATGTGCCGCGTGAAGATAACGCGCGGTTCACGGTCTGACATAATGACGCCGAAAATGCCCGTCTCGAAGTCGCCGCTGTTTTGCAGCAAGATGTTCAGCGGGATGCCGTATGACGTAACTTGCCAGTCCCACTTGTATTTGTGCTCCATGTTCATGGCGCCGCGCTCGGTCGTTGTCTTGATGTCGAGCGGCAGGAAAAGCCCCGTCTGCGGGTTCTGCACGATAAGGTCAACAAACCCGCGCAGGTGAAACATCAGCGTCGGAAATTCAATCTCGACCATGAACGCGATTTCGGTTGCCGGGACTTCCTTGCCGTCGCGGATGAAATTCACCAGCCCGTAAGCCGGTAATTCCGAATTGTGGATCACGTGCTCCAGCGTCCACACGCAGGCTTCCAGCCCGTATTGCGACGCGTTCGTGTTGCTCGCAAGGTCAATCGGGTGGTGCAGCGCGACAGCTTCCAACGCCGCCGCCAAGTTGCGGGTGCGCATGTATTCCTGAATGCCCTCGTGCATGGCGGTGCCAACACTGGCCGCGTCGCTGGACCCTCGGTCGTTCTGGAAATTCACCACCATCTTGCGAAACGCGAAACGCTTGGGGCAACTGTTGAAGCTGGCCAAACCCGAGTGTGACAACTCGACGATTGGCTTGCCGGTGCGTTGACAGATTTCCATGTCACACCATTCCTTTCTCGATAGCCAGCCACTCTGGCAACGTAACTTCGACCAGCATGATGCCGCTGTTTTCAAACTCGATTTGGCTTTTCGGCAGCCAGATTTTTTCCGGGCTTTCCACGTCATCATCCATCGTCACACAGATAGCCTTGTCCGTGATGACCAGCAATCTGCACTCGATATCAATTAGATTACTTTTCATCCTTGCGCTCCAGCAATTCGAAGAAGCCGTAACGTGTTTGCCGCGCGCGCTGGCCATTTTTCCGCAACTGGTAGGCCACGTGATACAAAGCAGTTCTCTTTGCGCCACTCCAAATTTCCGCAGCGGCTATCGTGGGAAACCATTCGCCTTCGAGACGGCACGGTTGACGCTTGGCCACGTTGCCGCCGATGGTATAGCCCTTTTCCACAGACTGCCTGATGCTGTTCGCATACACGCCCAACTCGCGCGCGGCAGCATTCATGGACGGATATTCCACGCCGTTGATTGTGCACTTCCTCGGTTTTCTCCCGCCGCTCATAGCCCAAACCCCGTCAAATCGAACCCGCCAAAATCGGCATCATCTTCCGCGCCAATCCCCATTGCGTCGAGTGCTTGCGACAGCTTCTCCGCCTCTTTCGGCCGCACGTTTTTCACGCTGCTGTTACGCTTGGCAGCCATCGCACGCATACCTTTGATCAACTGCGCACGGTCGGCGAGGTCCAGAACGGCATACGCGCCCGGCGTTTCTTTCACGCGCAGGAAAGTCAGCTTCACGATATTGCTGATCTCTGTCAACGAAAAATCGCCAGCCGCAGCCACCGACAGCCCCTTCAATTCCGCATCGAAAATCTGCTGGATGCGGGCGCAGGCTTTGCGGATGATTTCGGCGCGCTCGTTGTTGAATTTCTCCAAGTCCACGTGGTCCGCATCATCCGGCAAATCATCCAACTCGCGCCAGTCGGCCAGATACTGCTCGACGCTGTAAATCTTCTCAACTTTTGCGTCCTCGATGAACTCGCGCGCATTGGCCGAAAGCCCCGACATGGCCGCACTCTGGCCGGATTTCGGCAACGTCATGCCGAGACTGGTCGATTTTGTAACTTCCGCAGCGTCTTTTGCGGTCTGCGCATGGCCCGGAATTGAAGCCGCGCGCAATCGGCCAAGCGGGGACGACGGGTCAATGACTGGCGCACGGGGCGCACGGGGCGCTGGCTCGGCACGTGTGGGCGCTGGCGCGTCTGACGGGGCAGATGGGGCAGACAAGTGCGCTGGCTCCTTAGTGCGCTGGCCAGCACTCAACCGCAGACGCGCGGGCGGGGGCGCTACTGGCACGGCCGCTGGCACGGTGGTTTCTTCCGGCTCGCCATCGCCAATCAGATACGCATCATCCGCGCCATCATCATCATCATCATCATC